TTCTCCACCGTTAGCACCACTACCTCTGATCACTGTAAATCTGACTGTATTAACTGTTGATAATGCAAGTAGTCCTACCTCTAACTGTCTATCATTACCTGCACCAGTTGCAGCTCCAGTAAAAGCAATATATTGTGTAATTCTATTTGGTGATCCTTGATTTGGTATACCTGTGGATCCAAATCCAGCAATACTACCTGTTCCAACTCCAAATGCTCTTTGCTTTAAAGTATCATCTGTAGATGAGATCCAGATATTACCATCTAAGGCAGCACCAGTTGGTTCACCTGTAGCAGAACAATTGTAATACTTACCAGTTGGCACTGTTGTTTCGCCAGGTAATGTTGTTCCTTCTTCTTGACCAGCATATCTAACATAAATTTGACCATCACCACCATCTGTGGCGTCACCACCACCATTACCACCACCATTGAGTGAGATAGCCACAGGAACATTAATATCACTTATCTCAATAGAAATCTGAGCACCTGATCCACCAGCACCACCAACAGGATCATAGTTTAGTGTTGTTACACTATATTGAATTTCAACGTATCCCTTACTTGAAGGTGCAGCACCTTGATTAGTTAGTGACATAGCACCAGACCAATAATCAGTTCTATATGCTGAAGCACCACGGCGACCACCTGTACCACCACCGTTACCATTGTGTCCGACACCTGCCTGTCCACCAACACCACCTTGTGCTCCACCGATGACACCGCAGCCTGCGCCACCACCGCCACCTCCACCAGCAGTACATCCACCAGCACCACCATTTGAACCATCAGCAAAGTCAAGAGCACTACTAGATGTGACTAATGCAGTAGAAGCATTTCTATGATTACCACCAGGATAGCAACCATCAGTGGTTCCACCACCGTTGAATCCACCACCTGATCCACCGCCACCGCCTCCACCGCCAGCACCAGCGATGACGACACCATTGTAAAGCAAACCTGTACAACCTCCACCAGCACCTGCAGTACCACCATTTCCCCATGCACCACGAGCACCTTGTCCACCAATAGCACCTCCAGCACCGCTACCACCAGATGATGGTCCTGCTTCAGATCCAGTTCCAGTGTTACCATCTTTATTGTTAAATCCGTCACCACCACCGTTACCTAATTCCCAAGATATCGTACCACCTTGTACTTCCAGTGTACCTTCAAGTAATGCACCTCTACCACCATATCCACCAACAGCACCAGACTTACCTGATGTTGAAGTTGGCCAACCTGGCCATGATCCACTACAGTTAGAGTTGGCGTTAGGGTTACCAGGACCACCACCTGCACCCGCTACTTTAATATTAATACTTCTACCTACCTCTCCAGTCGCAGGAGCAGGAACACTCCATGAACCATTGTTAGTATAAGTTGTGCTTGGATTATTAGTTGTTGACTGGAAACTTGTTGCTATACCATTACCACCTTTGTTACCTAATGGAGGACTAGATCCAGCACCACCACCAAGTGTGACTGATGTGGCAGATCCAGCACCACCACCATCTTGTCCATCAATTCCGTTAATTACAGATATATTAAATCTAGAATCATTCGCTAATGCAGCAGGAATTGATAATGTTCCACCAGTTCCTCCTGCACCACCAGTATTTCCTGAGTTACCACCTTGTCCACCATTTGCTGTGATGGTATACAATGTACCATCAACGTCTAGAGTGACAGATGCATTACCACCATTTGCACCATCATTATCACTATCAGCACCGCCACCACCACCAGCAGTCATGATGATTTCAATTCCAATAACTTCACCTAGTGTTGGATCAGGTGTTGAAACAACTGCACTACCTGATCCTGAAAGGGTTTCTTCCTTCAATGTAATAGCATTGCCAGGAATCTCAAACTCTACCTGTTTACCACCAACTAATGTGTTACCATCAACGACATATGCTCTTGGTGGTTGAGTAATCTCTTGTTCTACGAAATATCCACTTGATAGTTTTACGTTTGCACCTGTTCCAACAGTTCCTGTAGTCCCTGAAGGAGTTTCACCTGTTCTTGGCAATACATTAAAACTCTCTGCAGAAATTCCGTTAGCTACTACAGTAAAAGCACCACCAAATTCTGAAGGAGTTACACCACTGATAGTAATATTATCACCATTACTAAAACCATGATTACCATTTGTATTGACAGTAATAAATCCTGTGCCAGAATCATATGTTACTGAGATTATTGGTGTTGATGCAGCTTCTGATACTGAATAATTATATGATGCATCTTTATCACCAATGCCAGGTACGTTTCCATATGTTGCCATAGCAGCACTTGGTAATGCTGATCCAAGAACACCATGAGAGTGACCTAGTGCAGCACCTGCAGCACCCTCTGGTTCAAACTGACTGATATTTGCTCTACTATCAATATAGTTTACAGCAAACTTATCTACCTCTGAAGGTCCTAGTTCTGCCTGTTTTGTTTGATCAACTTCAACTGATAGAATTCTATGGTTGTGTGCAGGAGGAAATGAGAAGGTATGATCGTCAATAGGACCTACTCTATACTCTACCTTTCCAATAACATATGCACTAATATCAGCAAGAATATTATTATATCCTGTGGTTTTTACATCACCAACATTAAAGAATGAACCACTATTAATCAGTGTGTTCTTAGCAATATACCATTGTCCACCAGTCTGTCCTACAAAGTTATTAATAGCATTCTCTGGTGTTGATGTACCAGCACCATTTACATTACCAAATCCAAGAATCTTATTTTGTCTGTAGTCTGGTAAGTTAAATGTTCCTACGTTATATGGATAGTCTTTAGTAGAAAAAGATTTCTGAATAGTTAAGTTTGGATGTGGAGCTCCTCCACCAGCAAATGTTAATGTGTAAGGACCTGTAGGAAATGTAGATACATCAACACTATCAGGAAGCACTAATTCATATGCAAATTCTCCTGTCTGTGCTTGAGCACTTACATCTTCAGTTGGTTGTTTTAATGTGTAGAATGTGCCTGTGTTAAACAGAACAGGATTATTTACAGGATCACTAGTTGTAGGAAAGCCTCCTAAGTCTACAAATCTCATTGCAGAATTATAAGGATAAGGCATCTGTACATTTACCTTATCATTAGTGGCATCCTTATAGAACTGAAAGAATACTTTGTTGTTAATAATATATGATCTTCTTAGACCGCCAGGATTAGCAGAGTCAATTTTTGTGACTGCAGTTGCACCACCATATCTGTTTCTAATAATAGAATATAATTCTGGATAGTCTCTAATTAATAATTCTCTTCCATCACAATACAAGTGCTTGCGATAAGTATAATCTGGATCTTCGCCATTAGTTTGTTGATCAGTACCAACAAACACAGGAAGAATTGTACCGACAGGAGTATGCATCCCATTCTTGTCGGAAAAATAATTAGCGTATTGATTCCTGTATGTTGCCATCTGTTTAATACTTGATCAGAAACTCTTGAACTAGAAATGGTTGAATAAATTCGTCTGCCTTATTCGCTTCGTTGATATCAATCTTAATAGTAGATGTGATCTCAGTTGCAGGAATATTTGTAGCATTAGTCTTCACTTGATATGTATGAGCATCTTGTTCAAATGGAACAAAGTGCCTATGATTACATTCATCACCAAATTCTTCTACGTCATTGACGACGTTGTTGAGTGCTCCATAAGTGACTGTGTTTGGTTGTGAGTCAAAAGGAAGTTGTGTTGCCTGTGTAGTTGTAGATGGTGTATAGTTAGCATCTATCTTTCTCAATCCAGTCTTATCATTACAAATAATGGCACCAATAATACATGGTGATTCAACCTTACATCCCATAGTACCAGTGTAGTTGATATTACCACACTGTCCGCTTTCAGATTCCCAAACAGCGAAACCACCTTGTGATCCACCAGTAGCACAACCAAATGTGCCTTGGCCAGGAATACTACCAGGAATTAAACATTTGTATTGAGCATCAAATGTACAACCTGTCCAACATGCACCATAGTAAATTCTAGTGTTACCACCAAAAATACATCCAGCAGGACCATTAACCCTTTGTGTATTGGATGCTGTTTGACGAGACGCTGTTGCTTGACATAATGGTTGTGCAGTGTTGTTTGCCCATGGCATGATACACAATGTAGATTTGTTTGTATATGAGTTTCTACCAAACAAAGCAAATTCATTATTATTACTAGCAGCAGTTCTTGCTCTCTTACCATCATGGAAGTGAGCGTGTGGTTGGAATGCTGTGTGTAATACCTCAGCTGATTCTGTGTAGTTACCTGTAGATCTAACAAAACCAGGTTGACCAGTAATTTCTAAAGTTTGTGTTGGGATAAAAAAGTTTCCTTGATACTGAACTTCAAACGTTGTACCAATATTAGTGTTAACTTCCAATCCTACGCCAGATTTTGTTATCTGTGTTCCTGAATCATCATTCAAATAAGTATCAACATAGTCTCCTAAGTTTGCAGAGTTTGATGCTCTGATACTCTTAGCACCTAGATCAGGAACCTGAAACTGATTCTCAAGTAATGTTGTATCTGGTTTCTTATATCTACAAGCAACTCCAACTCCTAATACTTCTGCTAACTGCGGAAAAATCTCTGCCTGATATACAGAGCCATCACATCTTAAATATCCTGCTGGTAGTTTTGACAGGGTTGTAGGATCCTCTGGATCAGCAGATGTTAATTGATCAGACCAGTTAATAATAGAGCCAGTCAATGTCCCTAACTTTGCCTTCTCTCTGTTGTAAAATACTGCCATATTAATATGCTCTGATAATATACAGTACAGTTAAGGATGGCGTATTAGGATTAATCTGTACGCTTAATCCCCTGTCAACATTGATAGGTTCAACGTTTCCAGTCGTCATATTATTTATTAGGATAGTGCCAGGTAAATCCATCTGTCCTTGTGTCATTGTTAAATCAATTGTGAAATGATTATGTGATCCAAGAGAACTAGATGCAAATGCATCAGCACCATGATTTAAAGTAACTGGATATGGAGCATCCCTACCAGCAGCTGTAGCAGGTGCGCCATAGTAATCTTCTTCTGCTGTAGTGATGCTATCAAAAAGACCTTCACCTCTTCTAAATCCTGGTATGTCTGTAGATGTATAATAGTTTCTTTGTCCTAAGTAAATGCCTGGTGGAGGAAATGGTGATGTAACTGCTGGTTCTTGTACGTTGACAATACAACTATTGTCATCTTGATATTCAACTGTATTACCATATTGTGCTACAGTTCTGTTAACAGTCGGAATGGCAGGAATAACATCAGATTCTTCAGAGAAATTTCTAAAGTTATTAACTGATGGAAGACTGTTTACAGTTGCATCATATTTCGTATATGTAATTGTGCCAGGATTAAATCTATCTGCCTGTCCTTCAGCAGGGTTCATACCAATGTCACCACCAGTAGTAAATTCACTGTCCTGAATATCAAATAAACCTGCTTCAAATAATCCAAGATAACCACCACCTAGTTCAACAGAGGGATAGAAACCACCTGGTGGTCTAGAGTGAGTGTGAGATGCAATATGCTCAGTTCCTAGTTTTCTAGGTATAGTTCTGATAGTATCAAAGTATGCTGGTTCTTCAAACTCAATACCTTTAATTTTTCCTGCTAATTCACTACTTACATCAACACTAAAATTAATATCAATGTAAGATAATACGTTAGTCAATGGTTGTTCACCTTCAACTCCGTTTGTTGAGATATACTGTCCGACTACAAACTGTGTTGCAGGATCAACTAAACTACCTTCTAGGTCAATAAGAGATACCTCACTGAGTCTAGGAAGGTTAAACACATCATCGTCATCATAATTTGGATATGAATTTGTTATACCAACAAAGGGTTGACCTGGCTCATTGGTAGGACCATATAAATTTCCAACTACCTGTGCTAGTAAAGGATATTCCGATGCCTTTAGTTGTTGTCCTCTTAGAACAACCCAACCCTTGGGAATTGCATCAGCTGATAAATCTGATGTACTAGAGCTACCAGTCCATGGCATGATAGTGCCAATAGGACTGGATTTTTGTGCTTTAATCCTGTTGTAATTTGCCATTAGACCTCCATTAGCCACCAACCTTGTACGCTGGTTGGAATACCGATTTGATCATTACTATCAGTAGAACCAAGATAGATTAGAGCAAACGCTGCGTTTGCTGTCTGTACAACCAGTTCACCAGATGGATATGGAGTTAATCTATCTCCAAATAGTGTACCAGTTGAATCTCCTTGAATTGGAGTTCCACTTGTTTCAGGTGTTCTAACCACGAGTGTGGTGTCATACTTAAGATTACCACCAACATCAATCAATCTAACAACATCACCAGTCTGTGCTCCAGCTGGTAGTTCAACAATCAGTGTCTGTGTTGACTGAACGTTGACCATGTATACAATGTTAGGTGTAAGAATTAGATCCGCTTCAGGTGATGCAGCAGAAATATATCTTGTGTGCTTCGCACCACTGCTAGTGTAGAAGTTAGAAACACCAAATGCATCAATAGAACGATCTTGCTTAATATCAAAGGTTTGACCACCATTAACTCCAAGATTTTGTACAGAAAGTACAGCATCTTCTGTAGGTGCTGGAGAAGCAACACCTGAAATAGTTAGGTTAGTCTTGATTGTACCTTGTCCAAGGTTATCAATAGAGAACGATGGAGTATCATTAAGTTGAGTGATAACGTCTTCTGGAGAAGATGATGGATACAAGAAGAAGTCACCTCTTGCAATTACACCAGCATCCCAGTTAAGTAGACCTTGGTGATCAGCGTGTCCGTCATCATTAACAAACTGGAATAGTTTAGTCTGTTTAACACTATCGTAGATAACAAAGTTACCACCGCCAAGTGTTAGGTTATCAGTAACATGTAAACTACCTTCTCTGTATGACTTAGCACCATCGCCAAGTTGTTCATTCATAACGTTGGAATGAACCTTACCATACAGTCTGCCGTTTACAACGGTTAGAATTTCTTCACCGTTAGCCTTATTACTAAATCTCAACCACTGCTTGTAATCAAGTTTCTGTTGTGAGATATATCCTTTATCAAGGATAACAGAGAGATAATCAAGAGGAGAACCACTAACTTGTCTCTGTCTGATCTCAGCATCAAGAACATTAGACCAATCTTGGTGCTTAATGATTCTTCTTACATCATCACCAATATTGTGATTCATCACAACTGTACCATCTTGAGCACGTTTTGCGATTAGAGTAGGAATAGCACCAGTGATAACACCATCAATCTCAAGGAATTCAAGTTGTCCAGCACCAATGAAGGAAGCAGCAGGTCCTACAGCAATTAGATCACCAACTTTAAATTCACCAGAACCTTCACCAAGACTTTGTACAGGAATCTGTAGTAGTGATGGATTAGATCCAGTTGCAGTTGCTGCAGCAATTGTTGTAGAAGGACCATTTGCCTGAATGGTTTGTGGATCAATGTAGTAACCATAAGCAACTACATCATCTGCATTCAGTGGAGTAACGATAGAAGCACTTGTGGTATAACCTACGTTAGTAGACCATGCAATTCCAACATCAAATCTACCAGCATATGTTCCAATCTCAGTAGATCCAGAACATGTGTTGACATCAAATGTAGTGTTGCCTACACCATCAGTCAATGTGAGACGTTCATCTCTTTCAATTTGAATGCTTACGCTATTTGCACTAGATCCACCAATAAATTCCTTATTGATGTAGATAGCACCACCAAATACAAAGTCAACGTAAGTATCTTGATCAGTCTGAACTGGGCAAGAGTCTGTTAGAATCTTAACAGAGTCGCCTGGCTTGATATCTGCAAGTGTTCTACCTGAAGAAGTAATATTAACGTTGCTAATAACTCTAGATTGAGATGCAATGTCTGCTGTAAGTTGAACAGCATTTGCAGTTCCACAACCACCTTTCAGTGTAAGAGTGTTATTGATAACAGTATTACCAAGGATGGTTGTGTCACCTGTTACAGAGTTAACAACAAACACATCACCTGCAGCACCTGCAGAACAGTCACTAGAGATAGTAAACTTCTGCTGAAGTGCTTCTAGAGCAGTAACAACCTTGATATATTCAGGGACTGCTGGTGAATCATCTCTATCAACAATAACGTAATCATTGTTTGTTAGATTACCACCAAACTCAGAGAGATATACATTATCGTTAGGACCAGTATTGTCTAGGCTTTGCTCTGTCCATGTAGCATCAAACTGTACATTAACCTTGTAGATAGGTGTTGTATCAGCATGATTGTCCTTAGTTAAACCAAATGCACCGAATGGTTGACGCTTAACCTTGATATAATAAGGAGCAGCGTTAATTCTTGTAAGTTCTGTGATCTGTAGGATCTCTGGATGAGATGTTGCACCAGAGTAATTTCCAACGGGAGCAGTATCAACAATAATATAATCGTTGGTAGCAAAGTATGGATCACCATTTGCTTTGACTGGTTCGTTCTTAAGTGGTAAGTAGAACTCATCACCAGTTAGGGCTGTTAGTTCGGTTGGTTCAATAGTACCACCGATATTTACTGCCTGCTGATAAGCAACGCCACCCCAAGGACCAGAACCTGGTGTATCAATTTGGTTGTATCCTTCTTCATTTGTATTCTTAACAAGAACATTTAAGATATCAATGTTCTTATTGAATAGAGTCTCACTTAGAATACCATCGTCATGATTGACGGGATCAGTACCCATCTGTCCTCTAGCACCATCAAAGGAGAACGATGCAACACCACCACACATTAAGATGTTTCCATCAAACTGTGCAGAAGCAACAACTCTCAACTGGTTATTAATGGTAGTTTCTCCACCCTGACCAGCGATGTTAATCTCAGATGCGTTAGTTGCAAAGTT